CGCTTCTATAGATTCAAGCTGGACGCCGNGAGCCGCTTCCGTAACTTTTCCCATCCCTTCCGCAAAGGAACCGGCAAAGGTTGCATAAGCGTCCTCGGTCATGTATGCGGCAACAGTTGCCGCTTCCGCCGAACCTATAAGGCTTCCGAAGGCTTGCTCGTCGCCTCCCAAAGCGTCCTTTAAGATTACGAGGGATTCCGCCAGCCCGTACTGCTGGAGCATCGCTTGCCCCGATTCGATTCCCAGGGATGCGTAAAGCTTCGATAAATTTTCGCCCGGGCTTACCAGCGTTGAAATAATGCTTTTGAATTGTTTTTGCGCTTGCCCGGCATCTAAGCCTTTGGTAGTAACGTAAGCAAACGACGCGCCAAGCTCGTCAAGCCCGATTCCCGCGCCTGCGGCAAGGGCTGATATATGGCTGATGCTTCCCGCAAAATCGTCAAGGTTGCCAACGCCCATTAAAGATGTCTGCGTTAAAACATCGGCGGCTATAGCGGCTTGATCTGCGGAAAGGTTCCATGCGTTCATCACGTTGATCATGGCATCGGTGGACTTGGCAAGATCGGCTTGATTCGCTTCGGCAAGCGACACCGCCGCGCTCATCACCGCCATGCACTTGGAAGCGTCGTCTATGCCTCCTGCTACATTAGCGAATGCGCTGGCGACAGCTTCCGGCCCGGCAATCGCCCGGCCTCCAATGGCAAGAAGCTCGCTCCGCATCAGCCCCATTTCTTCATTTGATAAACCGGCGGCGACTTGTATTTTCCTAAACGACGTGTCAAGCGTCCCTGCAATCCGGGACGGCTGATCCATTGCGTCGGACAGAGCTTTCCGCATCGGATCGGTCATGCTTGTCATCATGGCCATATCTGCGGCAAGGCGGTTCATTGACTGGTTGCCGCTAATCTCATCGAGCGCGCCCCGCATCCCTGCGATGCTGGTTTGAGCGTCGTTAAAACCCGAAGAGAAAGCGTCTTTGAATGCCAGCGTAATCGAACTTACAAAATCCACTATTTGCCGCCTAATGCCCCTACTATTGCATCGTGAACGATGCCCACTTCAAATTCCCGTACAATTCGGGCTTCTTCGTATTTTTCCATGAGCTTGTCAAAGCCCATGCTTGAAACGTCTTCGCCCAGAAAACGCCTGACAAACAGGCGAATCCGGGCGATAGAATTTAAAGCTTCGTCGTTTTGATTGCGACGTTCGCCCCGAAAAAAGGGTTGATCGCCTCTTCAACGAACCTGCCGTAAGCCCCCGGGTAATCCCGGATTGAATTGATAACCGGCCCCGGCTCGGGATCGATTATCAGCGACTGGACGAGGTTTAGGTTTGCGACAATGGGATTTTTTTGCCCGGCTTTGACGTGCGCCTCAATATCCGCAGTGGTTGGCTTGCGGTAGATAAATTCCACCGTGTGGAATACATTGTCGGGATCGTTAAAGCCGATTTCCCCTTGGTAAATTCCTTCCGGGTGTTTCGCTTTTAGCTCTTCGATTTTTTCTTTAGTTGCTTTGTTCATATAAGCTCCTTAATTAAGGTCCGGGACATAAGCCGGGCGGCCGTTTGTTTTGAGCGGCGCGGTCATCGCGCCTTTAAGGTTTACTTTGAGGTTTTTATCGCCCTTAGAACCGCCAAAATCACGATTCGTGAAATGCACTTGCATTTCGTCGGTTACTTTAGGCTGTCCGTTATGGCCGTAACTGCTCACGATTGGTATCGGGGGCATATTGTAAAACCCGCCAGAAGAAGACTCGGCGTATGCGTCCAGCTGGTCATATTCAGAGCGGCTCATTTCGACTTCAACGTCGCCTGAATATTCGCCGCGCCCGACGCCGATCGGAACCCCGTTAGTTCCGGTGACCACTTCGTCGTCTTTTTTGTCCTTGTAAGTAATTTTTTCAAGGGTAAGGGTTAAGCCAGATGGCAATAAAAGTTTTGTCGATTCGAAGTCATAGATAATTCCGTTAATCATTCTTGCACCCCCAGTGCCGGATTCTTATAGGCGATTTCGTTTTCAATAAAGCTCATCTTGCCAAGCGGGACGATCCGCACTTTGGTTCGGAGTTTTTTGTCAGCGAGGATATTCTGCCCCGGCGGGATAAACACATAGCCGTCAGAAATTTCTTTGTTGAGCTTCATTGTGTCAAGCGGCGACTGGCTTAACGCCAAGAACATTTCGAGGCCTTCAGGAGACCCGTCTTTTCCAATCCTTACGGTATCGTTGACTGACGGAAGCTGTGCAATGTAAAGATTGCGACAGGCTTTGTCCATGACACGGCGGCGTTCCACCAAATTAAAATCGCTGCCTTCCTCGCTCATCATTTGGCCAGAAGCGAAGAATATGCCTTTGCGCCCGGCATATTTACGCACCGTTACATACCCGGCGTTTTTAAGGTCTTCGATGTGCCCGTCGTTTAGGTCGTCAGGTTTGATGCTGACAGCCGCAGATATGCCGCCGAACTTTACGGCGTCAGGGCCGTCCATCACTTTCCGGGCGGCAAGGCTCCCGCAGTAAACCCCGATGATTCCGCGCACGTCAACTTGCCCGTTGGCATCGGCCTCTTCGATCCACCCGGCGCAAACCTGCAAGCGGGTGGAAGCGGTGTTGCCGCGCTCCGTCCCGCACAGCGCGGTTTTCCATTGATCCGTTGTTTCCCCATTATTCAGGAAACGCGCCTGCGCCACAAAGAAAAGATACTGGTAAATCTCGGAGGCTTCGTTTGCTTTCATTGCAAGGGCGGCCCACATGGGCGCGGCGCAAGCACCGGCGATCGCTATGAACTCAATAGAAAGCTTTGCTTCGAAGATTTGGTTTATCGCGGCAAGGATATCGCCGTTTGTCGCTCGCGGTTCCGTGGTTTTGAAGCTGAAAGCATCCCCTTCGACAAAGCCGCTTTCCCCGGGGGCAAACTGGATCGTAAGGCCGGTTCCGGGTATCTCGTATTTTGCCTCCCCATCGGGGACGGTGATCTGCTTGCCGGGCAAGCCGTCAACCGTTAGGCGAAAGGTAGCTTCGTTGATGCTGCCGCTTGTTTCTATGGCAACGCTGATGTCATATTCGTTGCGGGGGTTGCCGGTAACGGCAATCGATCCAGTCCCTTCGTTCTCTCCGCCTATTGCCACTTCGGAAACGGCTCCGGGCAAACTGCCCTCGATGGCAATTACCGACACCGCAGTCCTCGCGATAGAAAGCGAGCTGACTAACAGGTCGCGCAACGGCCCGTCGCCTATTTTTTTCTCCACTTGATCCGGAGCGTTGAGCGTTATAATTCCCTGCCCGAATTTTTCGGCAACGCCGATGGCGGCAAACCTGCCGTCCGCCTGTGCGCCTTGGACGCCCATCGCGAAATCCAGAATGTCATTTTTAATGCCGGGTAACATTATTCGCCTCCTTTTTTACGGGCATTCAAATGCTCTTCGACAGCCTTTTTTAAGGCCGCTTCCGGCACTTTGCTTTTTAGCATCCACCCTTTGGCCTTAATGACAGCTTCAAGGGCAGGAGCGTCAATATTTAGTTTTTTCTGATGCTCCTCAATGGTCTGAATATTTTCCTGCACGCCATCCATAGGAGCGCCCAGAAATTCTTTTACAGCTTCCTCGAAGACAGCTTCAGGAACCTTTTTCCCGCTTGCCCATCCTTTCATTTGGATGACGGCCGCAAAAACAGGCGCGGAAATATTCATGTTTTTTTTGTGCTCCTCGATTGTTGCAATTTCCGTTTTTTCTTTTTCCTGATCATCCTTCTGATCTTTTTTCTGACCAGCTTTCTGATCATCGTTATTGCCCGGCGGCACTTTCTGGTCTGCCGGGTTCTGTCCGCCTAAGCCGGGATCGCTTGGATTTTCTTCCGGCTTGTCGTCATCTTTCGCTTTGGCCATATATTCTCCTTAACCTTATTGGTGGCTGATAATTTCGCCGTCAACCAGTTCCACCTTTTCGAAGAAGGGAACGGCATCCGGCTTCCGCGCGGCGGTTGCGGCAAATGTCGCCACGATTACTGAAACGTACAATTTGTTCGTATTGCTCGCATGATCGGAATGCTCTTCGGCTTCTATCCGCACATGGCTTCCAAAGCCGTCATATTCCCATTGGCTGGGTATTTCAGGAATGATGTCGCTTGACAGCGCGTCCGCATTGTCTTCGCCGTCTGCCCAGCACCTAATCAGGATCGGCAAGTTGCGGTGCCCGCGCACATACCGTTCACGGTACTGCTTTGGCTCTCCTTCGAAGTACCTAACTGTCCTCGCTTCCGATTCGTCGAAAGTTCCGGGGTTGGTAATCAAAGCTACGAATGGCAATTTCCGAGCCATTATTAAGCGGCTCTCTTCTGCGGCTGATTTGACCACGGTGATGCCCGGCACAGTTTTTTCTATAATTCCCTTTAGCAGGGTTTTTGCTTCCCGTATCACGTCAGGCCCCCAGCCCCAGAAGTTTCAGAACCGCAGGATCGTTCAGGATTCGGCGGTCAAAATCTTTCGGCACTCCCATATAAGGCCGCGCCGGAATTTTGGATTTCAAATCCCTTCCGGCTTGCCCTCCCTTTTGGTGTATCCGCGCATATTCCATGTTCGATCCGAAAATCACAGACCCATCAGGGAACGATTCCCAGATTAAAGTACGTTTAAGGTGGTAGGGTTTCCCTTGCAAAATTTTCCCGCTCTTATTAGGGCGCTTTAATTCTTCCCACCTTATTTCCGTAACTGGGTCTTTTTCTTTTTCAAAAGCTTTTTCGCTTATTCTGGCAAGGTCGCCGCCCGCGAAATCCGCAATAGCTTTCAGGTCTGGCATGGCGGCTTTGGAAAGCGCGTCAATTATCGCCTGAAATTCTGCATTGTCGTATGCGGCGTAAACTATGCCAGTCCCTGCCATTTAGAACCCCTTAAAATCCATTCGCGGCATGGCAGAAACTTTTACTCCGCCGGGCGGTTCCGATACCTCGTCTTCTTTTGCGTAGCCTGGTATCTTGAATTTTCCTTCCGCTACTTTTGTCAAAAACTGCCGGGCGTTTTTCGCTTCATCGATTACAGCCTTGCCGCCGGGATCGTTCTCTAATACCCCTGCGCTTATAACGAGGTTTGCAGAAGCTATGTCAATGCAATACTTGCGTAAATTTTCTGGCGGCCCAGATAGCGGAACAGGGTAGCCTCCTGAAATTAAATAGCCGTCTATTTCCGCGCTGGCGTTTTTTATAGCCCGATCGACAGCACTGGATTCCCCGCGGCTCCACCCTGCGATCCTGTCTTCGCCGTAGGCCGCTTCCAGATCGTCGCGTGTGCAATACCCCATAGTAACCTCCGGTTCAAAATACCCTTTGGCGTTACTCGCTATTCCGGCAAATACCGGCGCGACCAGCGCCAAAACCAACAGCAGTACAATTAAGATTTTTTTCATGTACTCCCCTCCACAAATTTATTTTTCGGGCCAACGGCCCGATTAAAGCACTTCTTTAATGGTGTAAATCAGGTCTTCGCACACCACTACTTCGTCGGTTTCGTGGCCGACAAAAATATATTCGCCGCCGAGCATGCCGCCGTCATCCTCGTCCCACGTCCGGACAATATAGCCTTCGCTGTCGGCTTCTTTGTATTGGAGGCAGAAAGTTTTTCCGGCGCAGGGCTGATCCCACTGATCGTTGGTGTGGGCAAGGACAACCGCATCGCCCCAAATGCTTTGAGGGTTAACGCTTTCCCCCTGATTCCGCTTCCCATAATCGGCGCGGCCCTTGGCGATGATCACCCGGTCGACCCTAAAAAGTTTCGCGAGCGTTGACTCGTCGACTTTTTTTATCATGTTTGCTTCGCCAAGCTTTTCAATGAGTACTGGGTGGTACTCAAGGACATCAAAGACCGCCTCGTTAAAAAGCAGTACATTGGGCTTCCAGAACAATTGGCCGATGCCATCTTTGATGGCTTGGAAGGGATCGCCTTTGCCGTTCGCCCATTTGTTTGTTTTCGCAGTGCCGACGCCAGCGAGGCTGGTGGAGCGCCCTGAAAGATTGAGAACCGTATTGGCGATCCTTTTTTCCTGATCGAGTTCCATTTTGCTTACCAAAAGCTCGGTCATCCGCTTTTCCCAAGCCTTGAAGGGGCCGTCCATAAACTCGAGGTCGGCGCTGTCAATAAAAGTTTTGAGGCCGTGGGGAGTTGTCGCATAATTTACTGTTTTCGCGGAAGCGTGGAATTCGTTTGCTTGGCTCCTCTCCCCTGCCATAGTTGTGTCAGGGACTTTGTAAGCGGCCTCTTTGTCAAACTTCGCGTATTTGCCGGACGGCTTGGGAACCGGGATGCGCGGGAAAAGGATCGGCCCAACCAAGCCTTCTCTTACTCTTTGCGAATAGTCCACCGCGAGGTTGGAAAGCAGCGGATCGGTATAACCGTATTTTCTGGCCATAATAAAACCTCCTAGCCTTAGATCGTGATATTGCCGCGCTCGATCAGCACGTCAACGTATTCGCCAGCAGAACCGCCCTCTAGGAACGTCCCGACGATGCTATAATCCCCCGCCGCTGTAGGCAGAACTACAAGAGTGCCTGACGTATCGGACTTCAGGATCGCTTTTTTTCCGGCGGCAACATTTCCGCCAGCGACCATTTTGGCAATGCCGTGCAACACGATACCGATTTCCTCGTTAGCCTTTTTCTCTTCGTTGGCTTCGAATGAATATGCGCCGATGAAATCACCGGCACCGTTGTTCCCGGGGGCTTTGACTTTGTTGTCAGCGCTTCCCTGCACGACGGCAGTTCCGGGCTTTATCGCCGACTCGGCGATATAGGGCCTTCTGTTAATCATGGGAACCCTCCTCTTCAAAAAGCTCGGGCTTTTCCGCAAACAAGGCGGAGGCGGCATCGGCGAAGCTTGCCAGATTTTTTTCTTTTTTGAAGGCTTTGATCTTTGCGGTCAAATCGGCACTGCCAGCCGCTGGAGCCGGTGCGTTTTTTTTGTCGGCCACATGCTTGCCGGACAGATCGACTTTTACATCCAGCGCGGAGAACAAGGCGCGGAATTCTTTCCGTTCCTCTTCGCCTGGTAGCCTTGCATCTAACGCTACGGCTTTGTCAAATATGGCGGGGGGCAATTTCCCCCCGTCCCGAAGTTTCCCGAAAAACGCCTCGGCATCCGTTTTCCTGCCAGCGTTTTTCATTTC